CCCCCATAAGGGAGTCTATCTAGGCAGATCTATCGATCTCCAACTGATTTGTACATACGTATCCACGTATGCATAACTCAAATCAGCTCTGACGGCCCTGCTGTAGGGCCTTTTTTAATAAAGAAAGGTTTCTATGGTCGCGCCGTTTACTCCATATGTGAAGACAATTCTTGAGATGGGACCACACCCGATTTACGAACGGCAAGAAATAAAATTCTCGCTAGACGCAAGTGGGGTTCGTCAAAAACCACCTTATGTCAACACTGCTTACTCTTGTCGCATCACTACCGGCGGCTGGGGTAATAATACGGTCACCGATTCAGTTCGGGACGTGTCAGGAGTGATAGCCACCAACGCAGCGCGAGCTCGCTTGGTCGCGCAACTTGGCGACACTAGTTCCTTCGGGGCTACGATGACTGCTGAACGTAGGGAAACCTATGGAATGCTTTTATCAGGTGTCGCCACCGTCTTCAAAAGCGCGCGAGCACTTAAGAGGGGCGATGTCGTGGGTGCGGCTCGGTTATTAGGCGTTGCTCCTCCCACTGTTCGTGTAGTAGCGAACCGCTACACGCGACGTGGGAGAAGAGTAAGAACATCTCGTGAGGTCCTCGTCTTGCCTAACGGTAGACAGGTGGCTCATAACATGGCCGGTAAATGGTTATGGTTCTCCTATGGTGTTCAGCCTTTGACATCCGATATTTATAACGCGTGTGACGTCTTACAACGTCCTATACCCTATGAGCGAATCAAGGGTTCTGGCATTGGAGAACAATCCGAATTGAGGACTTCCTCTTTTGGCGCCAACGTTATTTATACTCGGGACTACTGTCGGACTAAGGTAAAAATGTCAGTCGACGTTCGCGTGATAAACCCGAACCTCTTCCTGGCGAATCAGATGGGTCTAACTAACCCTCTGCAGTGGATCAACGAGGCAATCATGTTCTCGTTCGTTATAGACTGGTTTTCTAATTTGTCTCAGGTCATAAGCCAGATGACAGATTTCGTCGGTTTGGAAACTAGTGATCCGGTGACTAGCACCTGGTCTAAACAGACCACTGTTATAACCAACTCAGTCCCAGCGTACGTTTTGACTTCCGGTCGCGAAGAATTTAGCAGGCAACTGCTAATTCCACCAGCCAAGTTAAGATTTGCGTACGAGCGCTTTCAATGGCAGCGTGGGGCGAACGCCATTTCATTACTAGTCGGGTTCTTGAAAAAGGGCTAACCAGGGTTACCTGGTGACTTTATACTCCATAAGGAAAAATTATGCCACAAATGGCAAACATCGTTATCAAAAAAGCTGATGGTTCGACCGACGTCACCTACACCACAGCAGCGCCCTCGGCTGGCGACAAGTCGCCTGCGGTCTGGAAGAACGCTACAGTTGGCACGATCCTTGCGGCCCGTCCTACCTTCACTCTTGTGATGGCAGACAACGGAACCAAAAAGGCTCGTCGTGCTCGCTCAACGTTCCACTGGCCTAAGACGCGAGTTGATACAGCCGGCAATGTGACCGTGATTGGTGGTGCCTCTGCTGAGAGCAGCCACCTGATTCCTCAAGACATGACACCGGTGGAAATCGGTGAGTATGTCGCTCAGTACGCCAATCTGTTGGCTTGTGCGCTTGTTAAAAGCGCATTGATCGACGGCTACGCGCCGAGCTGAGGAATCTATGTCACACAAACCCCAACTGGACCGCGCGGTCCGTCGGGCATTCACAGAGCTATGCTGGAATGTAGGTACCCCACTGGCTTACAAGGCCATACTTGCTCTCGAGCAGGAACGGTGGGTGGATTTAGCGACGATTAAAGTCGCTATTTCGGGCTATAGATGCCCACGTGCGCTCTCCGGAGATCTACAGATCGCGGCGTTCTTCAAGAAGTATCCAGATTTCGATCTTGGTTACGACTTGGAAACTCGCGCTAAAGAGGCCTTCTGGGATTGCGAACGTCAGTGCTACAAATCGAACGAATTCCTCGCTCCTCTTCTTCATGACCCATTGATCATGGGGGAAGGCGTGTTCGCATTAATCAATGCAATACGGAAAGATGTAAAGGATGTTCTTGGTCGCTGCCCTCGGGTGGTTGATTTAGAACCTAGATTCGGTCCTGGAAGTACGTACTTAGACGTCGGCCCATTGATAACGGTGCCCGACAAAATGTCCAATAACTACACACTGACTCCAAGTGCGCGTGTCTTTTTACACGCGTGGGACCAGACTGCCTGGTCGCGGTACGCCGCGGCCGGACTTGAAAGTCTAACTCATAGTAACCTTCATGGTCTTCACGACCTTGTTGGGAACTTTGAATATGCCCCCCGTCTTGGCCAAAATGACACTGATGCCTCTTACGCTCCTCGAACAGAGGAGATTATCCGCGGAAATCGTTTCACTTGCGTCCCTAAAGACGCCAAAAAGCACCGCGGAATATGCATTGAACCCTCGCTGAACCTATTTTACCAATTAGGTGTAGGCAGGGCCATAAGCGAACGTATGGGGAGAAAGTGGCAATGGGCGAAAGAAAGTCAACAGCAGTACCATAGGACCTTGGCACGCCTGGGGTCTCTAACGGGGCTGTTAGCGACAATCGATCTCTCTAACGCTAGTGATACCGTATGCAAAGCTTTAGTCAAGCTTTTGCTCCCGAAGGACTGGTATGCTCTCGTCAACTCCTTGCGGAGTCCCGCCACGCTCATAGATGGGCGTTGGGTACGACTTGAGAAATTCAGTTCTATGGGTAACGGTTTTACCTTTGAGCTCGAAACCCTGTTGTTTCGTAGCATAGCTAACGTCATTAGCCGCGAGTCCAAAAACTCCGGCGACTGGCACGGCAGAGTCGTATCTACCTTCGGAGATGACATCATCTGTCCCTCCGATACGGCTTCAACGGTAATTGCTGCCCTCAAATTCTTTGGGTTTAAAATTAATGAGGATAAAACCTTTATTGATGGAAAATTCCGAGAAAGTTGCGGAGGAGACTATTACGGTGGTTACGACGTACGTCCGCACCACTTGAAAGTCAACCCTCATGAACCGCATCAGTATATCGCACTTGCTAATGGTCTGCGTCGGTTTGGGATTCGCCACATTCTGTGTGGCGGCCCTAACTTATATCGCAAGCCTTGGCTTCGTATCCTTGACCAACTCCCAAAAACGATCCGAAATTGTACAGGGCCCGAAGGCCTTGGCGATCTCGTCGTCTGCGATGAAGAGTCTACATGGAGAACGACAGTGCGTAGCAGCATCCG